CCTGTAACGAGTCTCACACACACGGTACGCTCATGTGCTCTTTGCGTTGGAAGGTTTGTATCATTAGCCATGCTAACGAGTGCGGTGAGTGTGCTACTAAAGTTCTTAGTAAGAAGCACTTTTACTGCAATGCCATTTCTAGCATCCAAGGTGTTCAGCCGTTGCTGTCATCTTTCTACGCCACTGCTTTCTGTAAAGAGTGTCGTATTGCTATGAACAACCATTCCGAGGCTGCTCCCATCAAGCCTAGCTCTGCTATGCCTGGCGACAATCCATCTTATCGCCTCGTACCTGCCAGCGACGATGCTCACTACACCGTCATTCCTGTGAGAGGCAAAAGCGTTGCTCTCGCTCTTCTTGGTTTTAGAGGTTCGCTGGACCGATTTAACCTTAAGAATAATGACGGTAAACCTCTAGCCAAGGTTAGCTATCGAGGTTACGACTACATTGTCACTGGTGATGATGTAGTTGCGCTCCATGACTTCATCAAACGTAGCATCGAACATCTTCCTGCTACTACTAACTTGAAGTTCGTTGCGGAGTCACTTGCTGCTAGATTCCCTGATGTCGATTTCTCGGAATTAAGTGACATTGAGTGCATACATTTAAACATGCTGAGCTCTGCGAAATGCCTGTAGAGCTCCAAAAGCCGTTGGTGTCAGAGTGTGAGGTATTGTTTTACCCCTCTAGCACTACACCGCTAATAGAGACTCTTCGATTGTGCCATCAGCTCGATCCACTTTACCCACAGTTTAGTGTTGATGATATAGGTTTTGTGTACGTGTGCACTTTACCTTATGGCACTTTCGCTTGTGATGTCATAGTTAATCCTAGTGACTCCAAAGTTTCTGGCGGCGGCGGTTTGGAACTCGTGCTTAAGAATATCATGGGTAGTCAGTTCGAAAAGTTACAGAGCTATGCTCCCCTCGACGTTGAACGCTTTGTGCTTGTAGACGTTGACGGTCTCCCCTTCCGGAGTGTATTACTTACTAACTCGTACTCTGTTGACTACAGGTATTCTAGTCTGTTTCGTGAAGTTAAGAAGCTCCTACTTGCTGGCAAGACAGTCTGTTTACCAGGTGTTGCGCAAGGTAGGACTGGATTGAAAGCTGAGACCTTTGCTGAAGAGTTTGCAAGGTTCGTTCGTTCTGTGAAGTTTAAGAACAGGCCGAACGCTGCTCCACTGTTCTTGTGTTACCACGGTTCTGAAAAGGCGAATGAGTTTTATCGGTGCTTGTCGCGGTACGTTGATGAACGTTTCGACAAACCGCTATTCTCTTCTGAGTCTAGCCCTTTGTTGCATTACAGCACCGTACGTAAGGAAGGCAATAATGGTTCTGTGTCCCATTACATCCACGTACACAGTCGTCAGTCGTTTAACTCTGTTAACGGCGTATCGGTCAAGCCTTGGCGTTCTACTTCCTTGCACGAATTGGAAGTTTACCGCAATCTCACTACTTTAGACGACGCTGCCATCTATTCAAGGCGTGTGGCCGTTCATGAGCGCAAGTCAGTTAAGGGGGTCGACGTCATTGCTAGGCGAATATCGACTATGTCCTTGCTTGATGTACTAGCTTATGTTTCCAAGCAAGATTACGAGTCTTTAGACCACTTGTGGGATACTGACTTCTTTACTCGCCTCATTCTTCGTCGTCCTCGTAAGTTCCCTGAGAAGCTCGTCACGTGGTACAACCCTGATAACTTTTCCACGCTTGAAGACAAATACGAGAGACAATACTTCATTGCGTGCCTAGGTTACGTTGTGCTGAATTGTTGGGAACGTTACCGAGATTTCGTTCTCTTCGCCTCTTGTCATTACCGCTTTGTCGCAACGCCTGATAACTTCGACTTAGACGGTATGCTTGACTTTGAGGATTACGTGCAAGGCACGTGCGATGGTGACCGAGCTCTTAGGAAGTGTCACTCACAGATACAAGAGGTCTACACGCTGTGTGGAGCTTTCTTGTCTGGCTTCCCGCTGCATGGTGATGTCGATCCCATGTATGTTTCCAGTGCTGTGTTGGCTAATCTCCATCGTTGTCAAGACGACTTCTCAAAGTTCTGGTTTGATGAATCGAAGATTCGGCTTACAGTCTCACGTTTGAGCCGCGAACAATGGTCTGCCTACTGGCGCGTTGAACCTCAACCATATATGTGGGACTTGCCTGAGTCGTTTTTCGATTTCAACCAGGAAGATAGTCGATCGATGATCGACTACTTCTGGCGTTCTTCACGCCTGCTTGTTTTTAACCATCAGTACGATGCGCAGTTACATCCTTTCGACTGGTGTTTGAAGTTTTCGTCGTATGATGACATCAAGGAACTGTACTTTCCAACTGTTGGTCGATTTCCATTTTGCGACGTCTTCTCTTGCAATTCTTGTTCTATTGACGAAGTTGCAAAGACTGCTCTGAGACTTGAGACCATCTACACCGTTGTCTCGATTATGAGGAAGTTTCTTCCTCTCACCAACCCTACATCCTCTTTTTACGACTGGATCGAGCTGAAGGCTGACGTCGTGAAAATGTTGAGGAGCAAGCGCGAAGACAAGATCGAGGGCTGTTGGGTACCCAACAAACCATCTGACAAGTACCTTACTGACCTCAATCTCTTCGACTACCTTGTGAAGTGTGGTGTTCCAATTGGCCTTAACGACCCCTCTAAAGAAGTGCCACTCTCACACGTTTACCGCGTCTTCACAGACGACGACGTGCATGACGACATGCGTCTTTATGGCCGTTACAACACAGGCTCTTACAGTACTATGCAGTTTTTCTTTTCGTCCTACTGCTCTTACGTGCTGTATTCCCGCCAACTAGGAACCGCTCGCCCAACTCTTCTGCGTAGTGTTTCGCAGAATATACCAGGTCAAAATCGCAGTGCAGGTTGGCCGCTGGCTAACGTCAACAAGAAGGCCTGGTACCGGATAGTCGGTTACAACGGCGCTGATGATGTTGTGGAGCATGCGTCACACGCTTGTGATTACTCGCTCTACTGTGCGCAGAAGAAGATCGCTGCTACAATGAAGAACCGTGTTAGAAGTATATCTGCTGCATCAATGAATCTTTCTTGTATCAGCAGGTATTTCTCGTCTGATCTACGCGATAAGCTTCGCGATTGTAACAACAAACATCCTGTTGTTGCCGGTTTCTCGCGGATGAATCTCGGCTTAGACAATCTTCGCGTTGCTTTGATTGACGGGTTTAACAACTACTCGAAAGCCAAGATTTGCTCTATCGATTTTCCATTCTTCGATCGGTCAATGGACAACGGTATACAAATTGGCTACGCATTCCACGTCATTGGCATGCTACGAACCGAAGGCAGTGAACCCACTAAGCTGCGTCACAAATCCTTCCGTCAGGCTATCGTCGAACGCTCTGCTTCCACGACTGCTACGATTGTCTTCGGTTCAACTGTTATGCTCAAGAATGGTGGAGTGTGTTCTGGAAGTGGCTGCACTTTTGACGGAAACTGCTATTGCCACTTGTCCATGGACTTGCAGAGTGTCTACAAGTTGCTTCGTTACTGCCAGATTGCTGCACGGTTTTCGTCGGTCAATACCAACGAGAAAGCTCTTATGTCCTCGCTGAGGAACATGGTCTTGGAGATGGAGTTCTTCGATGACCCACACATGTTCAATCAAGAGCTTTTCGATGGACTGTGGAACAACCTTTACCGAGTGTCGGTACTCTCAGATGACGGTATAAAGCTGTTTAGTAAGTTGTTCATGCGAGATTTCGATGAGATACTCAACGGTTACGCCACCGTTAGCAACTATCTCTTTCCACCTGCTGACTCTGTCGGCGCGAAGCACAATGTTACAAACTACGCACAAGGTCCTCATGACTTCGCTTCTGCTGCGACCGTAGTTGTTAACGGTAGGTGGATTTCCGCACCTGACATCTCGCGAATGTTGAGCACATTGATTTATTTCTGTGCTGATTCGGACGTCACCAACACTGAATTGTACATCACTAGAGGTCTTGCCTGTGTCACCGAGCTTTGGCCATACACGCTTCTACAAGACTCTCTAGGCCAGAACGTTGTACTCTCGCTGAGGACGTACTTTGTTAAGTACGCCACTGACTTCAGCCTTCTAGAGATTAAGCTCTCTAACATAGAAGACTTTGGTCACCTCGTCGTTGACAATGAGCGTAGCGTCCTCCGTCTTTTCGACCCTGATCGTCTTGACACCATATGGGGCTTTGACGTACTTAGGAAACTGCCTTGTGTAGTTTCAGAAGTTTCCAACCCTAAGGACTTGCAACGCTGCATATACTGTGACGTTCGGACTCGTTTTACCTGCTCGACGTGCGGGTATGCTGTGTGTAACACCGACAGCGGTCACCTCAAACATCATAGAGAATTGTTCGGTCACACCTCCTACAAGATCGTCGGTGTCAACCCTCTGTCTTGCATGGAGTGTCGCAGTACTGACGTTTGTACTTTGTGTCATGATGGTAAGAACGTTGTTTGCTCTAGTTGCTCCAAGTCTGTCATGCGGTTCGTAGTTGATACACTACGAGATAGTGGTTCAAGCAGTTACTCTTCGTTCTTGTTCGACGACTGGTTGAAAGCCAAGGAAGAACCCTTTACAGAAGCTAAATACAGGCTGTTCTACAGTCTTGCGGTCGCTGACCCTCGTATAATGCTTGAACTTCTTTCTGAAATGGCCAGGCATGAGCTTGACTCACAATTATCAGAACGAACTGCTTACGAAATCAGAGTGCAGTCCAACTGCATTGTTAGTAGTTTCTCGCCAGCTCGTGCTTCCGAACACTACTCTGTTTTCTCCACACGTGACAACTGTTTGAAGTTCAAGAATCCGCTGTACACCTTCACCGTTAAAGGCTTCAAACCGGATATACGCTTTCCCGATGGTGTTTATTGGTGCTGTTTGTCACCCAACAACATAGTGATATCCAGGTTTTTGTTGCTCAAGCAGCTTAATTTCCGCCCCTTTCAGGATCTGAAGTGCGGTGCTGCACATCGCGGTTACGTGAAGACCTCCTTTCCCGGCGCCTTCGCGACAGTGGACACTTCTAACAAGGAACTCGAGGAGTCTCTTGGTAAGCGAGCATGCTGCATCGTACAAGGCCCACCTGGCACAGGTAAGACCACTACTTTGGTAAAGTACGTCTCGCTTTTTGTTGCTAACAACGCCAGTGCACGTGTCCTTATTCTAACACCTACACATGCTGCAGCCAACGTTATCGCCGAACGAATATTCGTTGACGAAGTTCTTAGGCCTGTTTCTGTCCGTATGTGCCCGAACACTGCAACAGACGCTGTTAAGACTAGCCTGCGTTGTTCTGCTACTCTTTCTGGACAGCGTGTTGCTATACAGACTGCTCAAACTCAGCTTCCATCTGACAATTTCGAGCTCGTCGTGTTCGATGAGTTCTCGATGCTTAACGACACTGCAATCTTCGTATGCCTTAACTCGCTGAGATACGAACAATGCATCTTCTTCGG